GTTGTTGCTGACCTAGGTCGTTTATTTGGTGAAGCAGTTGCTCGCAAAATGGACCAAGACTTGACAGCACGATTCAGTAGCTTTACTGCTCCAACAGGCGGCACAACTACAATCACTGCAGAGCAGATTTTCAAAGCAGTAGCTTTACTAAAAGCAAGTGCTGTTCCTACAGAAGGTATGGTCTGCGTTATTCATCCAGAAATCGCTTATGACTTGAAGTCAGCATTGACAACTGCTGGTAACACTCCATTCACAATGGGTGCTTACGGTGAAAATGCTAACGAAGCAATGAGAGCAGGTTTTGTTGGTATGTTGGCTGGTATCCCAGTTTATGAAACCAGCAACATCGCTAACAGCGGTTCAGCAGGCAACTACCTAGGTGCTATTTTCCAGCGTGATGCGTTGGGTCTTGGTATGATTGGTGATATTGCTATTGAAACACAACGCCGTGCGGCTTTCTTGGGTGATGACATTGTATGTTCAGCATACTATGGCACAGGTGTTCTACAAAGCAACTATGGCCGTGCATTGAACAACAATTCAACTATCAACCCTTAATTGCTAAATTAATCTAAAGGACTATCACAATGAACAGAGCATTTATATACAGTTACAAAACATTCGTAAGTTTCGCAACCTATGAAGATGTCACTCAGCGTGATAGTCGCGTTTTTGAAGCCAATGAAGATTTAACAGAAGACGAAATCAACGATTACTTGGAACTTGCCAGTCAGCGTATTTTGACACAAATTAGAAACACTGGATGGTGGAGAGAATATCAGCGTAAACTAGCACAGATAGTTGATCCTAACTTGCTACCCGCTGTTAATCCAGATTATATATTAGCCAGAACGCAGGAGTTCAAAGACTTAAATGTGTATTTTGCACTATTTGAGTATGTGTATCCTAGTGTTGCTGACTTTGGCAATCCTGACAGTGCTGAATTTGCAAAAATTAAGTTCTACAAGGACAGCTATAATGTATTGTTTGACGAAGTAATTGAAGCAGGCGACTGGTATGACTTCAGCGAAAATGGCACCATTGATACCGCAGACAAGATGGCTGCAGTTGTAAACAGAGTTCGCACAAGATGAGAACAGAATTATTAACTTATTTGACAGCACAACTAACTGAGTCTATCAAGACCAGTCAGGAACTGCCTTTTCAAGAAGGAACTAATCCACTGTATATGAAGAATGCTCGTAGAGTATATCTTGACGAACCTTATACTGAAGAAGACACCTTACTGCCTACATTGGGTAGTTTGCAAATCAATCAAAGAATAACTATCGTAAGATGGTTCTTGACTGTTGATGCAAAAAACAGAAACGCAGACTTAGATTCAGCATTGACAATCTTAGGTAGTGCTAAAGATATCACTACCATCACAGGCGTTTATACACGCTTGTTTGACTATACAGTCAGCATAGACAACGACAGAGTTATCTATGAAGGCGAATATAGATTCGCAAATTTAGCATAAAGGAAAACAAATATGGCTTTCATATTTCCAGCACCAGGCGTAGAAAATGTAGAAACTACATTGGCTATCCGTGTTAGCGGAGATACTTCAGGCTTATTGATCCCAGCGATGCAAAACATTACCGTTAATAACGCTAATGATGTATTCACTTGGACACAATTGGATGAAGAATCAAAACTACAAATCCCAACAACAGCAACAAACAGTATTGACTTGAATGTTGTTTTAGATCAAACTAGTTTCTTTGGTTCTGGTAGCGGCACTGATGTTGCTATCAACAAAGGTATCTTTGGTCTAAGCAAAGACAAGTTGTTAGTTGCTTTCACACTATACTTAGGTGATACAAGCACAGGCGGCGCAGGCAAGACTTTAACAGGTAATGCTTACATCACTGGTCTAGCACCAACTGTAAGTGCTGATAGTCCTGTATGGGTTAGCCCAGTTACTTTAACGGTAACAGGTAACTACACAGTAAGTTAATTCTCAGGGATGGGAAGACATCAAGCACCTTCGGGTGCTTTTTGTTTGGCGAAATATTGTATAAATAACAGTGATAGGAGTTTTGATGATATTTGACAACAAAACAGATTTAGAAATATATCTAAGTCTAGAAGCAGAAACAGCAAAAGCACTCAGTGAAGTTAGATGTGCTAGAAAAGATTTAGATCAAGCAGAAACAAGACTGCGATTTGTATTGACTACAATACATTATTTGAAAAAAAGATATGAAGGACAATGATTTATGGATATTAGTAAATTTGCAAAAAAACCCACACTAACTAAAATAGTAATGGATGACGCAGAAGTCGTAGAACAATATGGTGAAGCCATTGAGTTTCATATGTTAGATCAAATGAGTATTTCAACATACTTTGAATTCTACAGACTACAACAAGAACAAGACAGCGACAAGTTAAATGACCTGTTGCGTAAAATTGTGCTCAAAGAAGATGGCACACCAGCATTAACAGAAGAAGAAATCTTTCCTGTTGATTTAACCCTAGGCTTACTCGTAAAGATTAATGAATTCTTGGGAAAGTCAAGAACCAAGGCATCAACACCAACGACTGGGCCAGCATTGAAATGATTAACATAGGTATGATTGCTAAACAATACGGACAACTGCCCAGCACAGTTCGTGAGTCAGGCACTATCTATGATTTAATGATATATGATGTAATGATGTCTTGGGAACAATATCAACAAGAAAAGGCTAATGGAAATAATCCAGCACCAAAGTTAAGCCAAGAGCAAATGATGGCAATGATGGAAAAAGTTAAAAACAAAGACAAGGAAAAGTTATAATGGCAGGTCAAATAGTCAAACGCATCAATGAGTTAGAAAAGGCCTTAGATCCAAAGAATCTAGCCCGTGAAGCCTATGACTATTTTAAACGAGAAACTCCTATACGCACGGGTAATGCTCGCGGCAATACTAGACTGCAAGGTGATGAAATATGGGCTGATTATGCTTATGCACAAAGACTAGATGCAGGTTATAGCAGTCAAAGTCCTCAAGGTATGACTAAGCCCACAGAAAAATTTATACAAGAGTATATTCAAAAACAAGCGAAAGGTTAATCTATGGCAGCAATAGAAAACTTCGTATTAAAGATTAAAGTAGAAGGTCAAAAGGCTGTAGATGATCTTTCTAAATCCATAACTAGCCTAGGCACAACCATTGGTGGATTTGGTGGTTATGCTGGTAAAATGACTTCAGCAATATCAGGTATTGTTGGCGGACTAGGTGGTATGGCAGCAATAGCAGGCACAGCCGCAACAGCATTTGTAGGTCTGGGCTTAAAAGCAATTCAACTTGCTGATGATTTAAGTGATATCAGTGATGCTACTGGTATTAGTGCTGGAGCATTAAACAATTTTAAGAATAGTCTAGTAGATGCTGGCGGCAAAACAGAAGATTTTTCTAATTTAGCCGCAAAACTAAATCAAAACTTAGGTGATGCCGCTGTAGGCAATGAAAAAGCACAAAAAGCATTTCAAAAGTTAGGTGTTTATGTTACTGATGCTAATGGAGCAGTTCGCAATACCGGTGATGTATTGCGTGATGCTATTAGTAAATTAGCAGCCATAGAAGACCCAGCAACAAGAGCAGCATTGGCTGTAGATATCTTTGGTAAAACAGCGAATAAACTAGACTTCACTAAACTTAATGCTGCCAATGATCCATTCAAAGATGAACAAATTGCACAATTGGCCAAGTATCAAGCGGCCATAGATAATGTAGCCAAATCTATCAATGATAATCTTATCACAGCATTCGGTAAGTTATTCATCGCTATGGATAACTATGAAAAGAAAAGATATGAAGAAGAAGCAGCATTAAACGCTGAAGGCAGAACAAGAAGACCTTCATCATTCGGTGGCCCTAGTGTATCAATGAATCAACAACCGGGCAGTAAATTAGAAGTAAGAAATCTAACCAAAGAAGAACAAGCATATCTTGCATCATTAAAAACAGCAGAAAGTATGCAGGCGGATCACAACCGTGAAATGAGCAGACTTAAGAAGATTGGTCAAGAAAGCGGCGGCGCAGGTGGCTTTGGTGCAACCCCAGAAGCAACACTAAAAGCCGTTGCTGAAAGTGAAAAGAGACTAAAACAAAGTAATATTGAAGCCGCTAAGAATCAAGCACTTAAAGGTGCCAATGAAATTCAATCAATTGAAATTAATGCTGCTGCCGAAGTTGCTAAAGCCAGAGAATCAATATTCGCACAAGAGCGTTTAAGTGAGGCTCAAAAAGGCGCAGAATTTGCTGCCAAGAAGAAAGAAATTGAAACAAAAGCAGCCAATGACACAGCCCGAGCAAGAGCACAACTTAACGCCAAAATATTCACAGATGAAGAAGCACAGCGTCAAAAGATTGCAGAAGAATTAGCTCAAGAAGATAAGCGTATTAATGACATTGTTGAAAGCAGTAGAAAAGTTGTTACTGAAATAGCAAATCAAAATGCTGAAATGGCTGCCAAGGCAAAGTTTAGTTTAGACACAGCTACAATGACTGATACTGAGCGTGCAAATGCACAGGCATTGTTTGACATTGAACAACAACGATTAGCATTGTTAAAACAAATCGCAGATATCAAAGACTTGCCATACGCAGAACGCTTGGCCAAAGAAAAAGAAGTTAATGACTTATTGAACAAGCGTAAAGAAGATGCCATTGCTAATCAACAAGCAACTGCTGAACAACAACAAAACTTTAGTGCAGGTTGGGATAAAGCATATCGTCAATATGTTGAAAACAGTAATAATAGTTTTAATCAGGCTAGTCAATCATTTGCAACTATTAGTCGTGGCTTTGAAGACAGTATGGTTAGATTTGTTCAAACTGGTAAATTAAGTTTTAAAGACTTATTCAATACACTAATAGCAGAATCAGTAAGAGCGAGCAGCAGTAAAATGCTGGCTGGCTTATTTGGTGGAGGAGGCGGTCTGTTTGGCGCAATAGGTAGTTTATTTGGTGGATTCTTTGCCAATGGTGGCGAACCTCCAATGAACAAAGTCAGCGTTGTCGGTGAGCGTGGACCAGAATTGTTTGTCCCAAGACAAGCAGGAACAATTATTCCTAATGGTGGATTAGGCGGCCAAACAGTTAATACCGCTGTAACATATAACATACAGGCAGTGGATGCCAGTAGTTTTAGAAGTTTAGTTGCTAGAGATCCAGAGTTTATTCACAATGTAGTAGAACAAGGGCGTCGCCAGATGCCAATAAGGAGTCGTAGATAATGGCATTACAAGACATAATTGACACAGCGGTTAGCATTGAAGTTAATCGCAG